GTCTGTATGACCCTAGGAGGAATCCTAGTCATTCGGAGTTTTCCTTTGCGTGTATAAAAGAAGTGACAACTCAAGAAGTCCAACTGGGTGATACAACCCCAATCTAGCTTCTTGCATATCTGACCTAAACCATACTCTTGTGAGGTTTTGGTTTTTGTAAACAATTGGTCAGCACTATCTATTATCGCCGCTTTGTATTTCTTACTCACTCCGAACAAGACATCATCTCCTTTAACTCTTAAACAGTAATGTCTAGGTGGAACATCAGCTTTATATAGGGTATATAGCCAGTAAGCTGCCATCAGATGTGTGTTCCCACACGTCGTCCAGCCGTCTCCTGACGCTCTACCCTGAGCCGTATACTTTAATGCTCCGTGATCTACCGAGACGCTCAAGATTAATGAATCCTGCAGTGTCTGTCGGATCACCTCCTTAGACAACCTAGGCTCCAACACTACGTTGGGCAATTCTAGGATTTTAACAAACAAACTGTTCATGAGACTATTATGTACAGGGAGTTGTGTCATGTCAAAACCAGATCCATCAGCTGCTGCCCAGACTATGTCTGGTATATCGTCTGTAGCCTGTTCAAGATCATTGCAAATCTGCATCCAATTCTTTTTCCCGCAGTATTCCTTGAAGTACTTGTCTGCTAGGTCTTCTACAGCAGCCACGAAAGAATTAGCTACGACCTTCTTATAGTCCAAAGGTCCGCATATCTGACGCTCCTTAACATCATTCAACGGAGTGTCTTTGTCATCGTGGGAGACTTCCGTATATTGGAACTCGATCTTAGCGAATGCTTCATACTGACAAGAAACTTTTCCAACATCTATGTTTTTGGGATCAAATGCTTTGCGCATCTTTTCCCTATACATCGGTGTGAATTGGTCCTTCTTAAGCCAGTTGTCGAAATCCACGTAGATCTCATCCTGTCTATACAAGTCTAACAAGCGGGGCTCAAAAACCCCTCGCCACCACTCAGCAAAATCCTCCATCACACGTGCATTAGGCCGAACTTTGTTGCTGCAAGCGCGGTAGCTTGCTGCAACTGCAGTGCGAGGACAATGATGCTTCACAGTAGGTGTACGGTATCCAGGATAATACAGAATTGGGAAGATTTGCCTACCTCCTATGTGGCTCTCCTTATCACACACCAACCTTTCGAGGTCGGAATATCTGCCTTTACCTCTAAATTTCGGATCATAAAAATCCGTTAATGATGCTTTGTCCAACCTTGAAGGATCAGTAACACAGGTAGACCGCAAATCAACAATTGAGGTTATATGGCAGTTTAAGGGTGTGTGTGAATCTTAACATTTGCTCAACGACAAGGCTGTTTGTAGCCTCTTACGCTCGCACTCCTTGATCATATAAGCTATTACTGTGGCCTCATAAGAACAGTAAAGAGCCTCAGG